GCCATACCTTCCCCAGTTTCTCCGACAGGATTTGTATGATTTATTTGTTTTAATAACTCCTGAAACTTTCCTTCTGGGTCAAGCATCTTTAACAGTTTATCAGCAAATGATTGTGGATCTTGTGTCTCTAAAAGATCTTTTTCTATACCAGAAAGTTCTTCTTCTGGTGTTTGCTTTCTTTTCTCTTTTACTTTTTTTAATTGTCCTGATAAATTAGGTAAACTACCACCAACATTTGTCTGAGCTAAAGTAGCGGGGACATCGTATTGTCTCGCCATTTGTGCTGACACACCTCTCAATGAAGGTGCTATAGGAGCAGCTACAGCACCAGCAGAATTAATATACTCAGTTGTCGAAGCAATCATGATGCCTCCAAGAGTATTCAGTGGCGACATATCAACAGCATCACGATTAATAATTGCTTCAGTACCATGAAGTAATGCTGTGCCTGGTTTAGTTAATCCACCAGTTTCGTGTTCTCCCGTTACTTCATCTGCTCCAGTTATTTTATCTGCTGCTCCGCTAGCTATAGTACCCCCAAGTATAGACCCAAGTAAAATTAATGATCCTGCCGCAACAGCACCCCATCCAGTTGGGGCGGTTGGTAATAAAGCTACCCCAGCACTGACCAGACCAGCACCTAAACTTGCCCCAGCAAGTCCACTACCAACCCCAGCTTGTGCCTGAAGTTCACTCTGCCCCGCTGCTTTCCTTTCTCCATACTCAAGTCCAGCGAAGGCATATCTAGCAGGACCAGCTATTCTACCAACACTACCCACACCACGAATTTTACTCATAGCACCAAAAGCTTGCTGACCTCTAGTAGGAAGCATAGAAGTTATTTTACTTACTGCTTTTGCTCGTGCCCTACCAGGCAATCTTTGTAATCTTCTTGCTTTTTGTATGGCATTTCTTACAGATTTTGGTAGTTTACGATATAGTTTTCTGGTTAACTTACCCCTCAAATACGTTTCAATTTTGTTTTCTCTTTTTTTACCACCATCTTGAGTGAGATCTTCGAAGTCAGAAGATCCAGCAGCATCACGCTGTGCTTCTAATTTGGATTCGTTTGCCTTTCTTTTTTCTAGTTCATCAAGATCTTCCGAATGTTGTAACTGCTTTTCAAAGTACCCCAATATCAAATCAAATTTAGATGCCAAAAGATCTGTCTGATTACTTATTAAATCACCAACAGCAAGTTGAGTATCAATGTTTGCTCGTATTAATGTATTTTGTTGTTCTAAATTTTTATTAACAATATCTAATGTTGATTGTATTCTACCAAAATTTACTATAATAGAATCCAGAATTTTTTTGTTGCTGGTGTAAGAAGATTCTTTCTTGGGTTTGTTTATCGTGTCAGTTAATTTTTCAGTAATACTTTTTGTTTCGTCTTCGTCTCCATCTAATATGGCTTGTATATCTACATCAGCATCCGCCATGGGATCTTCTTCATCATCCTCGGCAGCATCAACAATTTCTTCTTCGATGTTTTCTGATATTTTTTTATCGGAAATTTCTTCATCATTTCTAACATCATTTAAAAGATCATCTAAACCATCTAAATCTTCTTCAATGTCTTCATACTCATCTTCGTCATCTTCTAGTACAAAGTCTTGGTCAACAGCATCAATGTAAACATATGGATACTCTTCCTCCACTCCAGGAAGAGAAATAGTTTCTCGAATTTGATCTAATACTTTTTCACGATGATCATGTATCTGTTCAAAAGTTAATCCTAAACTTTTTAACCAGTCAAGAACTTCTCGTTGCTTTGCTCCCTTTGGTAGAGGAGATTTACCAGCAAAGTATACAGCGTGATCAATATCATTTTCAAATTCTGGTTGCCATCTACCAGCTTGTCCTTGAATGTAATGGGCAGGTGGTATTTTTATTGTAAGTTCTTGAGAAACTCTTTCTGGTGTATTGATTTTCTCAATTTTTTTCTTTAATTCTTCTGCTTGTTTTCTTTTAAACTCTTCAAATTTTTCTTGATCTTGTTTAAGAATTTCATCAATAGCATCGGTGATCTTGTCTGATGTTTTTTCTAAAGCATCTTCAAGATCAGTTTCTATTTTTACGGCAAACTCTTTACCATCATCTACAAACTTATCACCTGGAGTATATACTTGAGTGTCTACAAAGTCTTCTGTACCAGCAGAAATTTTATAAAATTGTTTTAGTAAACCTCTAATATTAATAATACCTGGGGTCTCTCTACCAACCAGTAAATCACTATCAATACCATCATAATAATTTGGCAGCAACGAAGGAACTAACCAATTATCATTAGCAGCAATAGTATCCTTTGCTTTTTGTATTCCTTCGTTTGTTTGTGGAAAAACACCATAGGCAATAAGAGTCCCAACAGCAATTTCAGTATTGTCCCTGCCGTTTTTTACTATTGGTTTTATTGCCTTCTCGGGTATCATTGATTAGCTGCTCTCTTTGCTTCCTCTTCCTTAAGATGTTGAATTAACAAAGATGTATACACTTCTCTTTCCCAAGGAATAAGATTTTCTACTTCTGCTAAAGAGTATTTATGATACTGAATCAAAGCAAAATTAGTTCTAAAGTACCCCTCCAGACTATTCTGGAAGAGTGCTATACGAAAAAATTCTGTAGTCCCTCAATTGTATATTCAGATTCTTTGCCAGTGTTTGGATTAATTACTTTAAATTTATGAATCAACCGAGGCATAGTTTCATAGAATTTTTGTAGCGGTTCAAATTGTTTGGCGGTAAGACCTTCTATAAACTCTCTCATTTCTTTCTTAGAAGTTGTAGAAGAATCCCACACTTCTTCGCTATTAAAAATTTGATCTACTGAGTCGGCAATAAAATTAATTACTTCATCTGTTTTAATATCTTTATTTAAAAATTCAGAATCAATAAACCTATCCATGCCAGGATAATTTAAAACAATACCAGTGATATCGTCAAGCATAATTTTATTAGTGTGTCCTTCGGGTTTAAAGACATTAACTTCATTCAAATTAATAGTTACCTCAACCTGTGTCGTGTTATCATCTTGACAAGTAACAACCATAATAATATCTTCTCCGACAGAAGCAGCACGAATTCTTAAGAAGATATATTCTAAATCAAAACTAGGCAAGTCATCAACTTTAATCCTAGATTGAACACAGTTTTTAATCAAATCTTTGACAGCATTTTTAATCTCTTTGTCATCCTCAGATTCTAATGCCAGCAGTAAAACCTTTTCTTCTTTGACTACAAAAGGTCTATACTTAATAGTTTTTCCAGATGATGGTAACTCTAATTCGTAAGTAGGAATTCCAATTTTAGGTAACGCCATGAAACTTCAATTCAATTCGGTATTAATATTTATCCTCTATAATTACGAATATCGTAGTTGTAGTATGTGTGGCGAGTATAATAAAAGTTAGCACTCACTCTAGTAATTTGTGACGATCCATATGACATAGGAACAGCATCTACAGAATATGGATATACATTTTCGAGCACACAAACTAAAGAAACTCTTTCGTTAGGAGCATTAGGTCCTCGTTCTGCTTTTGATATCCTTAATGTTGTTTGGTATTGATCTGGATATCTAAGACGATTTGTTCTATTAATTAATTTTGGTTTGGCGTCATTTGCTTTAGCATCTCTTAAAAATCTATCCGTTCCCACTCTATTTTCAATTTTATCTTCTCCAAAAATATATCCATGCCAAGCGTTTAAAAATTTAAAAGGTATCATATTAGCATCACACATCCACGAAAGAGTAAAGTCACTTACCATTCTAGTATGAGGATAATTAATAGTACCTTCCCCCAAATACCTCCCAGTAATTTGACCAGTGGCAGCAGAAATATTTGGCAGTTGTGCTTCGTCACAAAACAAATTAATTAATGCTCCAGGTTCTCCACTATTACTTCTAACAGGCAAGTCCACACCAATAGTTTTTATATAATTTTCTAGACCCACCTTCCCACGAAAATCAAATTCAACATCATAACCATTTGACATCGCCATACCGCCATTGGCGGCTATAGCAGCTATAAAGTTGTCTATTGATTTCGTTTTGTCCGCCACTCTAAATATACTCGGAGGAATATACTTATTTATGGCATACTCTGGGATCTACAAACCAAAGAACCCAAAAAAATATAGAGGAAACCCCACAAGAATTATCTACCGTTCTATGTGGGAGCGTAAGTTTATGGTGTTTTGTGATAACAACGACAGCATTGTAGAGTGGGGAAGTGAAGAAGTAATTATTCCCTATCGGTGCCCTACTGATGGCAGAGTTCATAGATACTACCCAGATTTTTATATCAAAGTTAAAAGTAAAGAAGGAAATATCAATAAGTATCTAATAGAAGTAAAACCAAAAAGACAAGTTGCTGGTCCAGTTGAAAAACCAAAAAGAAAAACTGCTGCCTGGAAAAGAGAAGTCCTAACCTATATGAAGAACCGTGCTAAGTGGGCAGCAGCAGAAGACTTTTGTGAAGATAGGCAAATGAAATTTTTAATCCTCACCGAAGATCATCTAGGAGTATAACATGGCAGCCAAGAATAATTTAAAACCAAAACCATACGCCAAAAATAATATTGACCGTTGGATTCATCTATCTGGTCACGAATTAAACTCACTAGATGAATACACAAGAGATCAAATTCGTGCTCTTGCTTCTAAGTACGGAGTAAAGCGTTACTCATCATACAAAGATATGACTGAGTTGGCAAAAATTGTAAGTGAAACTGAAGGATTTAAGCAAGCAGGAAAAAAAGAAGGTTACAAAACTATATTCGAAAAAGTAGAAGAAAAAAGCGAAGGGGAAGGCAAAAGTTTAAGGTGGTATCGTTCAACTTTAAAATCATTAAGTACTTCTATTCAAACAGAACCTTCTCGTATGAACGAGCAAGAAAAGTTTGATTCTATTAGTGCTTTAGTTAATCAAGATCAAAATGTAAATCGCCGTAGAGTATTTCCAGGTCACTTATGTTTCTTTGAATACAAAGCCGAGACAGAATCTCTCCCATATTATGATAAGTATCCGTTGGTATATATTTTAAAGGTGGAAGGAGCAGCATTCTATGGTGCCAATTTACATTACCTAGATCCAAGAAACAAAAGAAAAATTGTTATTGAAAAATTGCAAGATGGTAAAATAGATATTCCTAAAGTAATCATTCATAAATATCTTTATAAAAGATGTAAAAGTTTGTTCTTAGATTTAGCAAAACAAGAATGGATTAAAGCTTCTGCTCTTCCTGTAGAAGATTTTGTGCTAATGAAAGGTGGCGGTAATATTGAATATCCTAGAGAATATGTTTGGGAAGAAATCGATCAGCACTGGAATGATCGCATCAAAGGCACAAGAATCGTAAAAGGAACTAACAGGAAAGACATAGAGAGGGTTAAGTAATGGCAAGGCAGTTAGGAGAAGAAGGATTTTTAGAAGGTTCTTTAAGTCCTGGATTTTGGAATGGAACTAGATTTGTTCCAGCAGAAACTTGGGCAAATGATTCAAACAATCCAGCTAATAAACTTGGCGGTGGC